GAACAAGTCCTGTTGTTTGGGTACAGTTCAGTGGTGCAGGTACATATACTGCAGGTAGTGGATTAACATTAACAGGTAGTGTATTCAGTGTTAACGTAGCACAACCTACTATTACTAGTGTTGGTACACTAACATCATTGAGTATCAGTGGTAATGCTAATATTGGTAATGTTGGAGCGGCGGCAGGTGTATTTACTAGCGTAAGTGGTAACGGTTCTGCGTTATCTGCAATTACAGGTGCTAACGTAACAGGCACTGTACCATTAGCTACAAGCGCAGGTACAGTAACGACTGCGGCACAACCAAATATAACAAGTACAGGTACATTAGCAAGTTTAAGTGTAACCGGTAATGCAAACGTAGGCAACTTAAATACAGCAAACGCTGGATTTGTTGGTGGTAATAATGTAACATTTACAACTGGTGCAAATACTAATGTAGGAACATTTACCGGTAACTTCTCACTAAGTGCAGGATCAAGACTTAATGCTACATATGCTGACTTAGCAGAATATTATGAAGCAGATGCCGTATATGAACCAGGAACTGTTTTGGCTTTTGGCGGTGACAAAGAAGTTACTATTGCAGAAGATGGTACTAATAAAGTAGCCGGTGTAGTTTCTACTGATCCTGCATATGTAATGAATATGAAATGTCAAGGTGAACATATAGTAGCGTTAGCTCTACAAGGTCGTGTACCAACTAAAGTTCGCGGAATAATTAACAAAGGTGATATGTTGGTGTCAGGTGGTGATGGATATGCTAGACCAGCAAATAATCCTGGTATGGGAACGGTTATTGGTAAATCATTAGCAAACTTTGCCGGTGAAGGTATAATAGAGGTCGCCGTAGGCAGACTATAATAATAAATAAGATATAGGAATTAAAAATGGCATCATACGCATATACAGCAAACAGCGCAACAGCGGCAGCATCCGCAAATATTGCAACGGACAAAATTAGAATAGCTACATCTAATGTAGGCATTCAGTTTAGCACTAGTTTTCCAAATGTTGCATTAACCGGCACTGTAACTTGTGCTACTAATAGTGCAACTGTGACAGGATCAGGTACAGCATTTAGTACTGAATTAGCGATAGGTAGCTGGATTGGAAATACTGCAGGAGCTAATGTAGGTATAGTTGCATCTATTGCAAATAACACAAGTTTAACATTAACAGCAAATGCCGCAGTAGCAATAAGTGGCGCAACAGCAAGATATAATCCATACGGAGTTCCTTATACTGTAGCTACTGCAAATAGTGAAATGATTCCTCCCAATACTGTTAATAATAGTATCATAGTTGGACAAGGTAATATTGTATCTTATCTAACAACTGCGGGTGCTAATACGCTATTCACTATTACTGAACTTGGTGCCCCTCATCCTAATACAGGAACAAGCGGTTACAACAGTCCAACTGGTAGCTTTACTGGTTAATTTTACCCTTTTTTGATAAATATAACATACACTCTCATTCTGAGAGTTTATGCAGTTACCCACTGCGTAGCGGCTAGAACCCGCTAATTTTATCAAAGGAAAAACAAATGGGACGTCCTCTAAAAATCGCAAAGGCTCAAGCAGTCTTAACAATCACAGATACAACAGCGGCAACAGGTTATGTTACTGTAACTGAAAGTCTAACAACAACTGGCGTTATCGCAGGTATGCCGTTCGTAGTAGCTACTACAGTTGGTGGTATATCAGCCGCAACAACATACTGGATATTAGAAGTTATTGATGCAAATAACTTTACAGTCTCCGCTACTGACTTAAGTGCAAATACAACACGCACACCGGTTACATTGACTGATACGACTGGTGGTTCAGTATCAATGTCTGTTGGTGTAGTTGATGCATACTTCAATAACCCATTCGGTGGTGCAGGTTTCCCTGCAACTAACGCTAACACATATGGTGTAGTTGGTGGTAACACAGCAATCGTTGGTTCACAGGTTCTACCACGTGTTGCTATTGGTATTAATGGTACAGGTACATTGTATGCTGCCACTGATACTGCATATGTAACCGGTATTGGTACCGACTTAGCAACCACATTAAGTGTGGGTTCTGTAATTCAAGTTGCAAGTGCAAACGTTAATGGTACAACAACTGATTATACTACGCTAGGTTTTGCAAACACAGTTCCAGGCTTAACAACCGTTGCTGTTGCTAACACACAAAATACAGGTAACATCATTGGTACTTCAGGTAATGCTCAAACGTTATTAGCTAACGGTACGGTAAGATTTACTGCTAACTTAGGTGGTTTAGTATCTGGTCAAATTTATTTCGTTAAAGCAATTGCAAACGCGGCTGCATTCACTGTTTCTACAACATTGGGTGGTGCTGAAGTTGACCTGTCAAGTGCTACTGGTACACCAGACGCACAACAAGATGTAGTTGAATTAGTTGCAAATGCGGCAGTGGCTGCTTCAGGATCTGCATTCATCTATGCAGATGACGAAGCTGGTTTCATCTTACGTCAAAAAGGTAAGACAAAGTATCTAGTACAAGGTGGCACAACTGGTTTAATTGCACCATGTTATACGGCAAATGTTGCTAACACAGCATTGACACCAAACACAATGAACATCTTGTCTACTGACGCAGCCTCTGCTACAGCATATGTTTCAAGTGTTAATGATTACAACTCTGAAGTGTTCCCAGCACAAGTTGCAGCCGGTTCATTAAGTGTAGGTACAGTATATACAATTTACTCTACTGGTACAACAGATTGGTCAGTATGTGGTGCGGCATCTAATATGACAGGTGTGTCATTCGTTGCTATTGCCGCAGGTACTGGTACAGGTACTGCGGTATTGAACACAGTTAACCCTGATGTTATCGCTACATTCAACACAGCATACGCCGCTAATACATACGACGGTCAGCCTAACCCAATCGTAACTATTGCTAACGCTTAATAATTATGGCAACTAGTAGGACAATCAAAATGCCAAAAACTGAAACCGATATAGCAGTTCTTCAGGTAGAGGTTCAAAACATTACCGATGATATCCGTGAAATAAAAACGGATATCAGAGATATACACGTTGAGATGGTTAAAAACAACGATGATACTAGGGTAATGTTAAAGGCTATGAAGGACGCTAGTTCGAATGCACATCAATCAATGTCAGAAAAAATCTCCGCATTAGAAAAGTGGAGATGGATGATGATGGGGGCAGGTGTTGTAATAGGATCGTTAGGATTCGATACAATAGCAAAATTGCTAAAATAAAAAAAGAGACTTAGGTCTCTTTTTTTGTAAGTGCGTTTAGTTTCTTCTGAACAACATCAAAGTTAACTGTATTAAACAATCCCGGATGTAATGGTTTGGGATATTGTTTATTACCTACCCAAGCATAACCACAATGTTCATCATTTAATATAGGAGTAAATTCATCTGATACTTTGCAAAAGAATGTGTGATACGTAAATGTATTATTAACAAACTTTTGAATGGGCACAAGTTTAGCGTGTTCAGGAAAGTAATTTACTTCTTCAATACACTCACGCTGTAGACCTTCAAGTAATGTTTCATCAGTTTCTATTTTACCACCGGGTATGCCCCAGTTACCCGGATTCTTATTATCATTTCTTAGCAGGTACAGGAAACGTTTTGTATTTTCAGAATAGAAAAAAACACCTGCAGAAATATTGTTCATACTATGATTTATCACAGTATTAGATGACGATAGAATAATCTCCTTGATTATACCAACCTTCATATGATTTCATCCAAACGTTGTTGACATAATCAAATCTATATTGCAAATCAGTAGTAAGATTGGTTACATATTCTACAGTGGTAGCAGCCTGACTATCAAATGATACAAACCATTCACCTGACGTTGCGTCAAATTCAACAATATCATTTGCGTTTGCAATTAATGCTCCCCAAGCAATAGTAGTATTACCTGGGCTACCCACATCCTCTACGATAAGATATCTACGACCATTAATTGGTCCTGGCAGTCCTGCGTTTGGTCCAGTGACTAGTGGGTTAACCACGCTGTCTACAGGATCCAATGTGTTTTGTGGCAGGGTGTCAGTATCAATATCGTATATTAACAATCTATCGTCTGTTGGATCAGGAACAATAGTACCTACAATCTCAGTATCCATAAATGGATTCTGTAACCATATCTGACTGATACCAGGTCGTAATGTTCCATAAACATTTAATAAACTAGTCCAGTATAAACTAGTGTCAGGTGGAGGAGGGTATTCTAAACTTTCATTACTTGGATAAAATGCTTCATCTGCCGGTAGTAGTTGAAGTCTATTAGCAATCAGTAATAACTTATATCCATATGGTGTAATCTTTTGACGAGTACCTAACAATAAATCATCATCTTGTATATCTTCTAATGCTTGACCTTTAAAGATGCTAGCAATGACTTTTTCGATAACGCCCATCTTTTTAAGTTTTGCGGCATTGCTTAACCATATAGGCATATAGAATTTCCAACTCAATACGTCAATAGGATTACCTGTACCTTGTGGTATACTGCGACTAGTAAATGTTATGCCATCTTGGTATACAACACTTAAACTAGTCCAATCAATAAAGTTATCAGTACTTTGTATTTCTAATGAAGGATTGAATAATGTTCCTAGTTGCTCTATTAGTTCTAATTTCTGTTGATAATTAGTAGTCCAAAAGTCAACATTAATACGTAATGTATAGGGTACAGGCATTAGTCGTTCAACTGTAAATGCTTGGCCTTGAACTTGTTCATATTGTTGTGTTTCACTATTATAACTACGTTGACGAACCTGCATCTTGTCAATGAATGTAGGATCTTGTGTGCGGCTTTGATCATATTCTAACGCACTGATATAATATGTAATTAGTGGTGCACTTGGTAAATTACTTGCACTGTTATTAGCAATGATAGTACTGGCTTGACGACTTGAA